ATTCTTTATGTCTCGTGGTTATACCCCACTTGTAATGGATACGGACGGTGTGAACTTTTCATTACCCGATAATGTGGAAACAAGAACATATATCGGTAGGGGTCTTAATTGGAAAGCAAAAGAGGGTAAGGAATTTACTGGTCCTGAGGCAGATGTTGCCGAATATAACGATACATTTATGAGGGGTGAGATGGCTCTTGATTGTGATGGAACTTGGCCTTCGTGTATTAACTTGGCTCGTAAGAACTATGCCACTATGGATTATAAGGGTAAAATTAAACTTACCGGTAATAGTATTAAATCTAAAAAATTACCTCTTTATATTGAGGAGTTCTTGGACGTAGGTATTAGATTATTACTTGAGGGTAAGGGTAAAGAGTTTGTTGAGTATTACTATGAATATCTACAAAAGATTTATGATAAACAAATTCCATTGAGTAAGATTGCCCAAAGAGCAAGGGTTAAACTTTCTATTGACGAATATAAGAAAAGATTAACTACCAAGACAAAGGCGGGGAATAGTATGAGTAGAATGGCTCATATGGAACTTGCCATTCAAGAAGGTATTAATGTAAACTTGGGTGATGTTATTATGTATGTTAATAACGGATTAAAATCATCTCACGGTGATGTTCAGAAAAAAGGTGATGGTGTTCAAATTAATTGTTATATGTTGGACAAAAACATTTTGGATGATAATCCTGATTTGACTGGTGATTATAATACGGCAAGAGCGGTAACAACTTTTAATAAAAGAATTGAACCATTATTGGTTGTCTTTAAAGATGAGATTAGAGCTGACTTAATAGTTACCGAACCTGAAAATAGGGGTATTTTTACAACGGCACAATGTGAGTTGATAAATGGTTATCCATTAGGTGAAGGTGACCAAGATAATTTGGAAGAGGTAATGACACCATCTGACAATGAGTTATCATATTGGGAAAAAAGAGGTCTTAGTTCCGATTATATGTATGAACTTGCTGAAGAAGGTTGGGAAGAAAAGTTAGGAATTTTTGAGACCGTCACTACTTAAAATATACCAACTACCACCACAAAATCTGAATTCAACACAAGCATATCGGTCCATTACGATTTCATCATAGTCTTCGTCGATTTTACCAATATCGGGTTTAATTGTTATCATTGTCATTGCTTTAACAACAATATGGTCAGTTGTTTTGGAATTAAGTGTTACCACTGATTCCGAAACACCTCTGACAATGATACATTCTTCACCATTTGTTTGGTATTCTCTTTCTGATACTAAAGATACTTCTGAAGTGTTAATTACTTCACCGTTGATTAATCTTTGAGATGGTATTGTTCTAATTATTGACATATTATATTACGTATATTTGACGAGGCATTGCTCTAAATTTCATTTGTTTGTTTAAGTTTTCGGCAATTAATGCTTCTCTCTCCATTACTTTTTCAGGTCTTAATCTTGTTAACCAACCTTCAGCACCTGTTAATTCTTCCATTAACTTAGCCTTTTCATCTTTTGCTTCTGTTAAAAGACTTGTGTAATCCATTGTTATTTCCGAATCTGGTGTTTTCAAATTACCACTATATTTTCCCCTAACTCTTGCTAAGGTTTCTTTAACATATGCGGTGAACCATCTTCTAACCCATTGCTTAGCAGGAACATTTAAGTCTGACCAAGTAAGTTCTTCTAATGGAACATCTGAAGGTAATTTAATAACATCTGGATTATTCTTTAAACAATCTGCTCTACTATCAGGACCAACATCGTAATACCAATACCATACGGCTTTACCTACGTAATCACTATATTGGTTCCAGTTAAATCTTCCACCGGGAGTATTGTATAAGAATACATTTCTTTTACCATCAGGTAAACCTGTAATTCTATATGTAAGTGAACCACCTAAGATACGATTCAAGATATTTGCTTCTTGCATTCTTATTAGGTAATCAAAACCTGACATCATAAAATAAGAACCTTGATAACCTGCTTGAGCAAAACCTGCTTCATTGGCACCTAAACCGACACCACCAAAACCACCAGCCATACCACCTAATCCAAATGCCGAAAAAGATTGATTACTGAACCATAAAAGTTCGTTAACCTCTCTACCTGCAGGTATTTCATAGTTTTGAGTATTAGCACTTAATATGAAATAGTCTTTCTTTAGAACCCAAGGACCAACGGTTTGTAAACCAACAATTTTAGAATAAGAATAACTGAATTGTTGTTCAAAATCCATTGTTTTAGTAATCAAAGCGTTCGCCACAGATTTCTCCGTCATATTTAAATTTACTAAGTTAACCCATTGACTATCGATTAACCATTGTAAAATATATTCTTCATAATCTTGAATAGATAGTTCCATTAAAGAATCCATCATTTCATCTTCAACTTCAACACTTCTAATTGGAGCACCTAATAAGTGCTTTACTCGTGTGTATATTTTACTTCTTTCCGGTTCTGGTATTACTGACATATCAAATAAATATCTTTTAATTTATTATTGTATATTGTAAACTAATGAATCTGTTGAAAAAACAAAATTACCATTAACAATTTTTGGTTTTTTATTAAAAATTAAAACACTTCTTCCTTTTTGAAAAATCATTAAATCAGTTTTGTATACACTTACAGCTGCGGTTCCTTTGAGTGTTATTTTGTCATCATCAAGTATCATTTCTCTATATGGTTTTATTTGACCTGTTAATGTTTTACCATCTTTAGTTATTTCAATATCAATACCACCTATAGCATCTTTTTTACTACCCGGTTCACCAATCAAAGTTACGTTAACTTTATTACCAAAAAATCTTTTTAAGATTGCAGCTGTAATTTCTTCTCTTTTTGCTCCCGCATCATTTTTTTCGGTAAGTGTTCTCATTAAGTTTAAGAACGTAGAACTTTCAGTATCGAATATTCTAAATTTATAATCATTTAAAGCATTGATAAATCTTTTTGTTTCTATTTTTTGAGCAAAAGGATTTTTATCTTTAAAATTAATAATATCTTCATTTGTTTTTGACTTTATTACGACATTTAAGTCTTGTAATAAAATACAAAATGCTGTGTAATTTGTGTTTAGTTTATTAATTACAGACCTACCAGTTCCTTCTAAATCATAAAAACCAGGTAATTGGTCTCTTTCAGGTTTTTCAATAAATTTTTCACTAAAAACATCTCTCAAAATACTATCAATACCATCTCTATAAGTCCATTTAACTTCAGGAACGGTATTAAATAAGTTTCTATAAAATTCATTTTCTTTTGATGAACACATTTCAGATTTACCTTCACTTAAAATTTGTTTCATTTTTTGAGATTCCATTAATTTTGTTTGGGTTTTCATTTCGTACATTTTGGTTACGAAATCCCAATTTACAACACCCCAAAAATTTGTGATGTATTCATCTCTTTTATTTTTGTATTTCAGATAATATGCGTGTTCCCATAAGTCCAAACCTAAAAGTGGAAATCCACCATTTTCAATTACGTTCATTAACGGATTGTCTTGATTTGGAAGTGTCATAATTTTCAAGGTATTACTTGAAGTAAGGACTAACCACACCCAACCTGAACCGAATCTTTCCTTGGCAATTTTTTCAAATTCTTTTTTGAATTTTGTAAAAGTTCCGTATTGTTTTGTGATTTTTTTATATAACTCACCAGTTAATCTTTGTGGTGTTGGTGTTAGCATATTCCAAAACAATGCGTGGTTAAATGCTCCACCGGCATTATTTCTTATATCTTTATCGAAACGACTAATTGTTCTAATAATCTTTTCTAAGTCTAAGTCCCCTCGTTTTTTCTTAGATAGTGCGTTGTTTAATTTGTCTACATAACCTTTATAGTGTTTGTTGTAGTGAACATTCATTGTCTCTGGGTCAATGAAGTTTTTGAGGGCTGAGTAAGAATAGGGTAATTTCTCTATTCCAATTTTTTTCATTTCAGAAATTAAAACTTTTTTTCCTGTTTCAACTTTTTCGTTTACTATTTGTTTTTCAAGTTTCTGAATCTTTTCTTGTATTTTTTTCATATTTTTGGATTATCCATTACATATAAATAATCCGTTAGTTGTTAATATCGCAGTTGATTTATTTTTTGTAAGATTTCTTCGGCTGCGTCCGTTGTTATTTGATTGTCACCCATAACTGTTGCGATGACTTGTTTTTTATTATTTAAGATATCATAAATGACACCTTCGATTGTGTTTTCAAATATTGGATAATAAACCAATACATTATTTTTTTGACCATATCGGTATGCTCGGTCTTCCGCTTGGGCGTGGTCTGAGGGTAAAAATGATAGGTCATTCATAATAACAGCTTCTGCTGAGGTTAAAGTAATACCAACACCTGCCGCTTTAATATTTCCAACAAAAACCTTAACTTTTGGATTATCTTGAAATTCATCAACACTTCTTTGTCTTTCAGGTTTTGACATTGACCCGTCAAGTTTTACTGCCGATTTTCCAAAGTGTTCAATAATTTTATTTAATGAATCAGTAAAATTACAAAAGATAATTACTTTTTTATCTTGTTCGATGATGTTCTCAGCAATTTCAATTGTTTGTGATATTTTTTCATCGGCAATAATCTGTCTAACTTTTGTGAGCTTTGAAAATTGAACCGTTAATGATTTTGATTCGTCAGGATTTTTATCATACCAATCATAATATTCACCCATAACTTCTTCATAGTTTTTTGATTTTAATCTCAAATAAACTGGTGTAATAATTT